TTGGCCTTCTAGTTCACCAATACATTCTTTTGATTTTTCTTTGATTCTATCTTGAATGTTTATAACGTTTGTTGTAACTGGAACATCAATGACAACTTTTTTATTGGCCACAGAATTTTTGATATCTTCAACTTGTTTCTCAAACCATACTCTATCTTTAGTAGCCAATTCTCCACCATTACTCAAAATTCGGCAAATATAACCAAATGTTGGAGATTTTTCCTTAACTACATCATCAACCTTTAATTTATATTTTTTCTTGAAATAGTCTGAAGCGTATTTGTAGGCATCTTTACTATCTTTGTTCTGTGCGTACCAGGACAAAGACTTCATCAAATCCAATTGTGTTAGTTCTGTGGAAAATTTAGGTTCACTGCCAGCAAAGGCTTGGTTAGCGTCAAGAATTCTTCCCATTTTTAATCCTCAAATATTGCCTAATAAAATTTTAAACCTACACTATTATATAGAACTCTTTGCTGAAAGTCAAGCAGGCAATTTTAATTGTTGCGCGTAAACAACAATTGCCTACTAAGGTATTTCGCAATCTACCCATTTTAAATTGTTGTAATATTGATAAGGCCATGTTCCTTTTGGTATCAAACATCTACCTAATTCAGGACTATGGTCGATTCTTATTTGAACTATTGCCCAAACTAACCAAACAAAATATAATATTCCTATAGTTGAGATAGACCAACATATTATTTTATATTGTAAACGTTTTTTGCGGCGTTTTGCTATTTTACTTTTCTCTGCATTTTGTCTCATTTCTATGGCAATAGCTCCTGCTTGTTCTTTGCCAACTTTTTTCATCATTTCTTCTACGTCCGTCCATAATGCACCCAATTCAGGAGGACTTTGATAGACCATGATTTCACGCAATTCTGTACTCATGTGTTCTAATTGTTTTTTGAGAAGCACACGTTGTAATGCTCGTTTACCTAAGCTATCTTCACCGTGATAAACTTCATATTTGCTGCGGCGTTCTTCTTCTTCAAACACTGCCATACACTTGTGAAAGTTATCAAAGTAAGTACCTAGTTGTTGTCCTATTTCTGTATAGATGCTTGTTGTTTCACCTTTCTGCTTGTTCAGGTTAATTATACGATTTTTTTCTTCTATATACTGGTTTTTCTCAGCAATAGTAGCAGGTTTATCTTTATGTTTAGTGTTAAATTGGTCGTCAAGATCCTTGAGAACATCTTTAATGTCCCCAGCAGCTCCTTGAATGTCCTTGTAAAGTTTACATCCTTCTTTTACAAGTTTAACCGCACCATTAGCTAGAGCGAATAGTGTTAATGGATCCATTTTTTTCTAAACTTTTTTCTTTTTCTCTATGCTTTCCTTAAGCATACTTTTAAAAAGCTTAACTGTATTTTGTACACTCTTCTCCGCAAACACCTTTACAACCATTAATTTATCATCGTAACTGTTAACGTTTTCTAAAAATTCTTTTGGTACGGCTAAGGTTTTCTTTTTAGGTTTAAATTTTTCGAGATTAACTTTTATATCTTCCGAATCGTCAGACATGATAGTGTTTTCCTTTAAAAACTAATTACGAAAATCACTTTTATATGAACAGCACAAGGTTATTGTGGTTATAGAATTTTTACGAAATGCATAAAAATTGATGTAGATCAGGTAGGTATTTAGGCAATCTAAGCCGCAGACGAAAAAAAAAGGGAACCGAAGTTCCCTTTTTATCAACCCACCAAGACTTTTGATAGACTGGTCAATAGACAAATAATATTTGGTACCTCGAGCCGGAATCGAACCGGCACGCCCTTTCGAGCGACAGATTTTAAGTCTGTTGTGTCTACCTATTCCACCATCGAGGCATTAATTCAAGCTGCTCGCAATCCTTTAAATCTATCCGCTGCATATGATGCTGCAAATGCATTAGGTTTAATTAGAGGAATTACGTTGCAAGTACCACGAATATATCCAATTGCTTCTTGCATCACGCAGTTGCTTCCATGATGTTCATCAGGATTAATATCCAAATGTACTTCAACATGACGTTCACCAATACAATCAGCAAGTTTTAAATATAGTTCAGATACTTTATAAACTTCATTCATCAAACGATATCTAGGCTTGTTTTTCTTTTGGTCATAGTCTCTCTCACGCACTACTTCACCAAAAAGTTTACAACCATTTTTACCGTTAATGTGTACTACGATAGCGAGAATGTAATCTGCATACCAAACTCCGTCAACTTTAAATCGTTCAGAGTCACAACCGATATAAATTTTAGTTTCTGGACTTTGGGATTCAATGAATGTTTTAACTTCATCCATATTGATTTTACGCATTACATTCTCCTTATTATTATTGGTGCCTCCGGCGGGAGTCGAACCCACATTGGCCAATTATCTGTTGCACACGGGATATAAATCCGCTGTTTTACCGTTAAACTACAGAGGCATTTGGTCCGGCTGCAGGGAATCGAACCCCGATTTAAAGATTAGAAGTCTCTTGTATTATCCGTTATACGACAGCCAGGATTTGGAGCGGAATAACAGAATCGAACTGTTGTCTAGACCTTGGCAAGGTTTCGTTCTACCATTAAACTAATTCCGCAAATTTTGGAGCGGGATATCAGAATCGAACTGATAACAACAGATTGGAAATCTGTAGTTTTACCATTAAACTAATCCCGCTTTGTTTCTTTCTTTTCTTCAAATGCATCAAGTATACAATCTTCAGTACTCAATTCATCCTGATATTCATTCTTAAATATTTTATCCCAATTATCAGAAAACTTTTCTTGTGAAACTGAAAATGGCCTTGGTTTACTTCCTTTACCACCATCTGTCATTTTACTTCCTTGTTATTGGTGCCCCCACCTGGAATCGAACTAGGAATTGATGCTTACAAGGCAACCGTTATGGCCATTTAACTATAGGGGCTTATTATACACTACTTATGCTGGTAGTAGTGGTAAGAATCGAACTTACACCTGACACCGTATGAAGGTGGCGCACTACCATTATGCTACACTACCATTTATCTTGGAAAATCCACATTACAATTAAACGATATGACTGTTTTTCTTTCGCCAAATAAATTTTTAGGAGACCTATGCACTATATGGCCAGGCATAGTTAAAATATCCCCTTCATTCACATTTATCTTTACAAATTCATTAAAATTCATTGGATTTTTAATCTGAGTTATTAACTCTGTAGAAGGAAGTTCCAAATAGTAAACATTAGTAAAATCTACACCAGAATGTAAATGCCAATGATGAAAAGAATTTTTTTCATATTGTTGAAACCAGATATTTTTAATTTCAAATTTTGAATATCCTAAATCGAAGAAAATATTTTTCATATGAGAGTATGCATTTTCAGTAAATATTTTTACATAATCTCTATCAAAATCCAAACTAATATTCCAATCTGTTTTGGAAATACTATCATAAGATATTTTTTGTTCTCTCTCAATTAGTTCCAATAAAGACGCTTTAATATTAGAATGGTTTTCTAATGTAGAGACAATTACTGGAATTGATACTTCATATTTTTTCATAAACAATTTAATTTGGTTGCGGGAAACAGGAATCGAACCTGATGTTTCTGGCTTATGAGACCAGCGAGTAAACCGTTTCTCCCTCCCGCAATAGAAAAGGTGGGAGATTTTACTCTCCTCGCCTCACACGCGAAATCTGTAAATGCTTCCTCTCTGCGGCGGTAATTATACCGTATGCATCAGGCTTTTAACCCCTCACTACGGCCTCCACCCGCTCCCCGACCAGAGAGGATTCTCGTATAGCCAACGCACTTTCGGTTTGAAGTGTACCACCCGTGAGAGTCACCTCACTTCTCATCTTGCGGGTCACAATATCCGCTAACAAAGCAGAACGTTTTGGTGGGTGCTCTCCGATTCGAACAGAGAAGGCCAAAGACAAGAGATTTACAGTCTCCCCCCGATACCGTTACGGGACTAAACACCCAAATATTAGTTTTGCAGTTTATACTATATGCCTAACTCAACAGCTTTACATATGATTACTGTTTATTGTTTTGGTTACATAACGCTTGCGCTTGCCTCTGTGCTTACAAACTGCAAAATTAATATTGCTTAGGCCACGCTTTCCACGGTCGCCCCTAAGCTGGAGTTGTTTCCCTGTCCGAACACTAATTGCGGTTTGCTACGTAGTGTCCACGCTGCTATGTTGTCTGAAACGCCGGAGACGCCACATCGTAATGTAGAGTCTATGTCTCGCTAACGGTGCCATAGCCACCGGGACAATTCTCGTCGCCACACGCTACTTTCAGGAAAGTAGTAACCGGATTTTTGTAATATTATTCCTTAGTCAGGGGTTTGGTTTGTCAATACGTTTGCACCACATCTTTACTAAGGTACTACAAAACTTGGCTGCTCGGGTTGGGATCGAACCAACGACCAATTGATTAACAGTCAACTGCTACTACCGCTGAGCTACCGAGCAATAATCTTGGCGACACTTAGGGAACTCGAATCCCTGACCTCCGCCGTGACAGGGCGGCATTCTAACCAACTGAACTAAAGTGCCATATTATTATGGTGATTGGACGCCACGCCAACTTTCTGCTTACCACAAGGATTCTCATTACAGGTTGTTTCAGAGCACAGCCACTATACAGTGGCCAAATCCTAACCTTGCTTCTTCACCATATTGAAACACACTCCGTCCTGCATTACAGTCCTTTTCACAAGGTGTGGCACGGTCTGCGAATGTGCTTCAATATGGTACGGGCAGAGGGATTCGAACCCACGACCAATAGATTAAAAGTCTACTGCTCTACCAACTGAGCTATGCCCGCATAATTTTGTCACTCTTATCGCTGTCCATAATGGACTCTCCTTTATTTTACAAAAAACCCTAATTCATTTGAATGATACAATCGAACACTTTGATTCAGTTTTACAATTTTATATTCTTTACCACCTAACAGAGAATAACCTCGTTGGAAAAACTTTGCTTCTTTCATACCAATTGCAATTTTTTCTCCCACTTTGTACTTATTGAAACGACCAATGTAACGATTCGTATTCATATAATCTCCAATAATTTAATTGTGGTACACCCAACGGGATTCGAACCCGTGTTACTGCCTTGAAAGGGCAATGTCCTAGGCCTCTAGACGATGGGTGCATAAGCCTAAAATTTAGAACTAACAAGGAACTGACTATTACATGATGCCGAAGTCATTGCCGCATCAAACCCTTGCTAAACTCTTTTCAGAGACAGGTCGCTCACACCTGTTTTGTTTTCTTCATCAACTCAACAAAGTCTATTATACACTAACCGTTGAAATTGTCAAGCGCTGTTGCCAAAATACAACATTGTTTTCCTGATAACTTTTGTTGTCAAGATGATAATGGAGGTAAGGATCGGATTTGAACCGATGGTTTTACAGTTTTGCAGACTGCTGCTTTGGACCACTCAGCCACCTTACCATTAATCTACGATAGGACCATTTCCGTTTTTAAAACCAACAGTCCCACCTTGTTCTATAATTCTTTTAATTGCATCTTCAAAAAGAATTGGCCGATAATCAGTATGCTCAACACAAGCACACCAATATCTTGGATCAATTACACCATCTTTTTTCACTCTATTGTAATGAAGATGTCCATGAATATTTGTTCCAAATCGAGCTAAACTTTCTTCATGCACAGGAATATGACTAAGAATCATTCCATTCATTACATGATAACTACGAATGTCACGAAAATATTCCGTATAATCTCCAAGTTTAAAGATATCGTGATTACCTTTAATCAATACTTTATCACCATTTAAACGTGAAAGTATTTTCAGTGCTTTGCGATTAATTACAACATCACCAAGATGATAAACTTTATCGTTTGGCCTTACTGTTTCATTCCAACGCTTAACCATTTCTTCATCCATTTCTTCTGGATTATCCCACGGTCTAAGTTTTGTTCCATCGTCACGCAGGAATTTACATACACCAGCGTGTCCAAAATGTGTATCACTAACTAAAAAACTTGCTGGCATATTTACTCCTAAATTATGGCGGTGAATATTGGATTCGAACCAATGGAAGATTTAAACCTTCGACGGTTTAGCAAACCGCTGCCTTAAGCCACTCAGCCAATTCACCATAGTTTCACAAACTTTTGCAAACATTAAACAACTAAACATGAATAAAGAAATTGTACAACCTAAAACGATCCAATAAAAAATCATTTTTAAAATTGTTATTGTAATTATCATTACATCTCCTTATATGGCGGAAGCGGTGAGATTCGAACTCACGGACCCTTTCGAGTCGGCAGTTTTCAAGACTGCTGATTTAAACCACTCATCCACGCTTCCATAAATTTTGGCCGGTCCTGAGAGAATCGAACTCCCACCTGCGGGTCCGTAGCCCACCGTAATCATCCATTTTACTAAAGACCGAAAATAATTTTGTAGCCGGTGTGTACACATTGAGGCATCACCCTCTCCCGACACTCCGTTTACTAAGGAGGCTTTTCGTTACTTGATGACTGATGGCCATCTTTCACTACTTTGTTTTTAAAGGCCTCTAGTTGTCCATCCCACTAGACTCTGCTCCTACTACAAAACTTGGTGCCCCAGAGGAGACTCGAACTCCTAAAATTTGGCTTCTAAGACCAACACGTATACCAATTCCGTCACCGGGGCAAAAACTTGGTCCTTCCGAATGGTAACGATCCACTGTCTCACGATTATCAGTCGTGGGCTCTACCTTTGAGCTACGGAAGGAATGGTGCAACCTGTAGGAATCGAACCTACTTCAACGGTTCTTCAAACCGCCGCTATGACCACATCAGCTAAAGTTGCGTGGTGGAGGATAGCAGATTCGAACTGCTGACTCATGCTTGCAAAGCACATGTGTTCCCAATTAGCACCAATCCCCCATTACTCATAAAACTTTGTTTGATTAAGTTTTCTTTGATTAATCAAACGATTTCTTTCACACCAAGCACAACCGCCATGGTGTTCACAACTAACAGAAACATATTGCGGATGACCATCTCTAACTTTTTTTCTGGTCTTACGTTCTTTACGAAAAGTCCTGGACATATGATTCTCCTAATTTTGGTCTCGGTAGGAAGAATCGAACTTCCGCCACATGCTCCCAAAGCACGCATGATACCATTTCACCATACCGAGTTAAACTGGTACATCGTCACGGGTTCGAACCGCGGACCTCCGCCTTGTAAGGGCATTGCTCTACCGCTGAGCT